AAAAAATAAAAAAGATTTACGAGCTGAATCCGGGCCAATTACGAACAATTGTACTGTTCAGGCCCGGGGCAAAAAAAACAGCAGCACAGGAACCAGAACCCGTGCTGCTGCGACCGAGCCGAAGCCCGATTCAGAAATTGTTCGGGTTATGAAGCCCGAGCAGTGACGACTCCCGTTACCATCGTTAGCGCGAAGATCATAATGATGCCCGCGTGAACGAAGAATGATCCCGTTACTGCTGGGTCTGGCTCCACAGCCGATGCAAAGCACAGCCCAATGAACCCGATCCCGATTAATGTGTTACCTAGCTTACGCATTTCCTTCCTCCACTTCCCAGATGTTTTTTTCATTCTGCTCGTAACGCTCTTCATTTCCGTCATTAGCAACAACGAAAAATTCATGCGCCAGTTCATAGGCAGCATCCTCATCAATCGCATTGACGCGAATTGTCTTGGTGACAATGGCCTCGATTTGCACATCATATGTTTTAGTTTTCATTTTTTTCTCCCCTCGTCACATTTACCAACTGCCATGCTAACTCGTGCAACATAGCTTCCTGATTATCGCCCTCGTCTACGCCAATTCCCTCCATTACACAGTTAATTGCGTCTACTACCGCTTGTACCTTCTGGTCTGCTGTAGGTACGGCGACTACACCGTTACCAATATAGATGCCAGTTTTCCAATCAGGCTTTACTTGTGGTGTTTTCATTTCGCTCTCCCTTCAATGCACTCCCATGCACTTTCATATGCATGATCCCAATTTAAAACCTCACCAATCTCAACCCAGTAATCAGCTAAACTTCTTGCCTCGTGATTAAGGCAAGGTCCGTGATCCATTGGCAGTTCGCCAGAAAAAAATAAAGGGTTCATTTCGTCCTCCTTTGTTAAGCACACCCATATATAAGCAACTATTGCAGATAGTGTCAACAAGAAAAACAACAAAAAATAAAAAAAAGATTTTGTTGTCCCAATACCTACATTGCCGTTGCTGCACTGCGGGCCGGGGGCAAGCAGAACAATTGTTCGTATTCAGGCCCGGGGACGAGAAAGCCCCTGGCACGGAGGAGACTGTACCAGGGGCAGACCAAGGGAGGACTCAATGATGTCCCGATTCAGGCCCGGGGTCAACCCCCGATTCCGAACAATTGTTCTGTCCCGTCCCGATGCCTACATTGCCACTAGTGTCTATGCGTACGTTTTCCCGTACGAGCTGCTGATTCCCGGCCCGATCCCGAACAATTATACGGTTCCCGAGGCCCGATCCAGAGCAGGCCCCGTTTGTCATCGGAGAAGAGCGCCCGCAAACCCTCAGAAACCCTAGCCCGAGGCCCCGAAAAGGCCCGATTCAGGCCCCGAACCCGAACAAATCTACGCCTACAAGGCCCCGAGCAGGCCCCGAAGACCGCCTCCTCCCCCCGCACGGGGTGTGTGGTACTATTCTACCGCATCCTCTGTATCATCCACTATATTTTGTGGTTCATGCTCGATAACGTCTACATCTGGTGTTACGTTTACCATGCGCGACTCAGCCAAACGCTTGAATTCAGCCAATTTATCGGCAATTTGTTCTTTTGTTTGTGCTGTAATATCCTCCTTGACAACGTGCTGCTTGTTGATAAGTAGCCCTGCTGCCTTCAAACGCAGCTCTTCAGCACGAATAGCTTCGCTAAATCGCCCGTTCTCCCACGCTTGATCCCGAAGCTTTTTTAAATCCCGAATAGACTTGTCGATTGTTACGCCAAATTTGGCCTGTGTCTCTAGGCGCATCTCTTGCAGGCGTTCTGCCACCACTGGGTTTTTTAGCAGCCGTACAGCGGACACGGAGGCATTCTTATATCCCGCCTCTCTCGCTGCTGCTGTCTGTGTCATGTCTTTATGCAAGTAATTGTTTAAGAACTCCTGCTGTATTGGCTTGAGCCTTTTGTATCCCGCAAGGCGCATTTCTTTTGGCAAATCTTCTCCGACCTTTGGCATATTCAATCCTCTCTATTCGTTCCCACTAAATGGTAAACATTATCGTGGTGTTCGTCTGGGTAGTATATCACCCCTGACGCTGTTTCTTGAAGCCCCGCAAATTCTAGCATAAGTGAAATGATTTTATTTTCGTGCTGCTGATCCAAAGCGTCATCGTAATCACTTGGCCTGCGCACCTCATCAATATCTTCCCACTGCACATACATTGAACACGGAAAGCAGATAGCGTTGCCGTTCAACTCAATCAGATTTCCTGCATCATGAAGCTTGCTGCATATCGAGCAAGAACTCAGTCCGTTTTGTTGCATGTTGCGCGTCTTTCTAACTTTCGTATATGGGGTAGGTTACACTACCTACCCATATATATATATATGTAACCATAGGAAACTTTGTAACCATAGGCCTTTTCAATGACTTACACCCAACTCTTAACTTACCTACAGAAGAAATCGGGGCAGGTAAGTAAACCGATTTCGTTAATATATTCAGTAACTTATTACTTACCTACGTTTTACTTACCTATAGGTAACTAGGTAAGTAGGTAAGTAAAAGTTAACCGAATTATGGTTAATGTGGTATTTATTTACCACATGATCAGCCATCCCATTTTGACCTTTTCACACCAGCCTTCCTACGCAACTGATCTTCTAGGCTAGCAGCCCAAGACCTTTTAAGCCGATCTTTCACCGACTTTTGCGCTGGTGTTATAACATCTGTTCTAACATGAACCCTATGCTTTGCTGGCGCGACTTCCGGCAGACGCAACGCCGCAATAATATCTTCTCTTGACGGAACTCCCACTATACCCTCCTTGCTTCAATACGAACAATTTCACTTGTTCCGGGCCTCATGTGAAGATCCACGTTCCAGTGGCACTTTACATCTGCTGTAGTAAGCCGAACAATTTCGCTCCCGTCCACCTCTACAACCCGTTTCTGCTGGTCAACAACATAGTTATACCGCTCGCTGCACTGACAGCCAAGCGATACATTCATCAACGCATCGACCTTTTCCTTGATCCGATCAAGAGCAACATCCTCATCCATCAGGAACCGCAACTCTTTTAGACCCCAATACATTCTATTTTGCTCAGACATTTTTAACTCCTTCGCCCCAATCTTTGCGGCTATCCTCTTCTTTGTAGCCTTTAGTGTAAGACACAATTTCATCTGGTGTCATGTCTTTTAACTCGACCCTTTCCCCATTATATGTGCCATCTGGGTACCAATGCGGATCATAAGAGCGACCATAGTATCTGTCTGCCGCCCCGCGATCCATCGGGCTGCCATTCTTACTCATGCGGCGACCTCCCATGTTGGTGGTGTACAATCTTCGCCATAGAAATCCTCCGGCATTTTGTTTAGTTTCATTCTGTTTTCTTCTGCCGTAATGACTTGCAAATTCCACGGTACATGAAGGCCGCAAATAGTTTTGCCACGAAGGGGATAATAGTGGTCAACCTCGTAATCAACCCCATGTTCAATGGACATGATTTCTCTAGCTAAGTAAATGTGCTTAAAATCACTAGGTTTTAGTTGAGATAGCGTGGCTTTCTTAACCCTAGCTATTCTCCGCATCCTTGCTTCGGCTGCCATGGCGCGTTTTTTAGGGCATTCGCGGCATACCCTCCTTATTTCCTTTCCGTTCTTTGCGTAATAGTCAGACCAATTTTTTCTTACTGTATCTTTGTTGGCTGGACGCCAAGATTCCATATATTTTTTTCTTTTGTCTTTGTGCTTTTGAGCCATGCGCTTGCCTTTTGACTTTTCGCACTCGTAACAAGAACCTGATTTTGTGTACCTTTTACAAATATGTCCCCTTTTGCATGGGACTTTAGAGTGGAAATGAATTTGCCCCATTTTTTCTGCTTGTTGCCTAGATTTTAAATGGTTAATTGCTTCATCAAAAGAGACATCAACGCCAGATTTGCTTTTACAATTACCAATAAATCTTTGAGCCTCACAGTGCATTGGGTGTCTATTTTTTCTTTCTAAATTTCTGCGCAAATTTGCGTTTTTGTTCCTAATTTCAGAACATAAATCACAAAGGCACGTTCTTGTTGTAACCCTGCGGTATCCAACCCCTCCCTTACTGCAAGGCAAGCCGGTAAAATACCGGCTCAACCCCTGCGCGATAGCCTCTTTTCTCGTAATTACCTGCATCACACAAACGTCCTTTCCCACACTTGCTTTTGGTGCGCTTTCCAGCCGTAACTATCCATAGCACGGCGCATAATGCGCTCCGCTGTTTCAGTCCATACAAGAGCCTTTTGTCTAGCCCAAATCCACGCATACAACTCTCTTTCAAGCACTGTATTGTCGTTTTTTTGTTTATCGCCAAGAATATGCCCCAACTCATGCAGCGCACTAACATAGTACCCTGTATTTTTTGTTGGCCTAATGCAGATCAACCGCCTAGCTGGCTGTGCGTAGTAACGCGGAACATCGTCATGCATAGACTGGTATGTTACCGTGATATTATTCTCAGCGCATAGCTGCTGCACATGAAGCGCCATATCAATACGTTTAACAGTCATAGATCACACCCCCCACGATATCGCCGTCTCCGTCTGTTAAATCAACTTGTTCATTAGCGACAAAATCATATGGATCAAAGCCATAACGCAAGGCCATCTCACCTAATTTATTTTCTTTGAACATTTCACCGCATTGACCGTCACGCCACCAAACGCGGCACCATTTTTCAGAACTGTGGCTCATAAACCGCTCCATCCATGTAAGACTTGTTTAAAGACCGCAGCCGCTGCGACAACGCTGTAGCATCGCGGCCTTCCCACTGTGCGCTTTGGATCTCGGTCTGCAACTTCATAATTTCAGACAAGATCGGAACCAGACGCTCGTCACTTGCGGCATCTGGATACGCTGGATCAATTAACTCAAACATCGTTGTTACCTCGTTTTGTTTGTTAAGACACATATACTCAAGCAATGATTGCAATCATTGTCAAGCAGTTTTTTCAGTCATGTGGTTTTGGGCATCAAGAGCCGCCCCCCACAAATAGGTTTCGTCAAGATCGAAATCTTTGTAGCCCCTCATGATCGTGTCAAAGTAGCCTTTGGCTGGCGGCGCAATGTCGGTATTATTCATGCGGTACGTCAAAAGACCATTGATAAATACCCTGCGGTACAAACCATGCTTTACACCCTCGTAACGATCTAAAGCTTTCAAGCAATCATCTGTCACATCCCAGATACCAACTGGCAGCATCGCACCATCTTCCGGCTCGATATCGGCAACGTGACGGAACACTAACTTCCAATTCGGGAAGTAAGCCGCACCTAACGGCTCTGCCTTTGGGCATCGGTGCTGCATCTGAAACACATCAAGATTTGATCCATAAGCAAAGTACAACATTTTACTCTCCCTTCGTCTTATCGACAATTTCTGCCTTATAAAGATCAGCAACCCTAGCGGCCTCTTTGTCCGCTGCCTTTCTGTTGACCTTGAATGCCTTTCCATGAGCAACGCCACTTCCATTGCGCTCCCATGCAACTAAATCCACATTGAACATTCCTCGTTCAATACTTTTTGTAATGCGTACCTCGTACATTAAAACTCTCCTTCTCTTAATACTTTACCAATTAACTCATCGGCAAAATCTTCCATGTCATCCTGTGACATGCCTTTAGCCTTGCAATAGGCATCAACTGCTGCCCACGCCTTACTTACACCAGCAACGACCTCATCCATGCAATCAGCTTCTGGCTGAAATTCCTGCATATGATTGTCATTCGGTGCATCCCAGTATTCCGCAAGGTTTTGATAGAAATTTTTGACAGTCATACTGACCTCCTTTGTTAAGCAATAACTTAATATAGCAATTATTGCACAGTATGTCAACAAGAAAAAGAGGGGTGTACAACACCCCCCTTCCAGTACACCGTGACGTTATAGCGTTATAGCGTCATAACTTTTTTAACTGCTTCAATTGCCGCATTTTTTTCATAGGCTCGCCGATTGCAAGCTTTAGCTGATCGAAAATGGTCAATGTCTTTGTATCCATGTTCTTCCAATTTTTCACAAACTTCTTGCATGGCCTTTTTGCCAAAATTTGGAATACGCATTAGCTTATAAAAATTGTAGGTTTCTATAAACTCTTCAATAGGCAACTCCATAGCGTTTTCGTTGTAAAGGCAATTTATAACACGAACATTAGTCCACCTGATATCATTCATTATTTTAGGATTTGACCACCGTGATCCCTTTTCTTTTTCCAGCAATTTCATTCTATACACTATTGCCGCAATGCCCCGGATCCTCTCAGACGATAAACCGTATTCATCTCCAATAGATTTTAGTGTGCGTCCTTCCACTTCGCGCTGATGATAAATCTCTTCATCACGTTTTGTATAATTTATTGCTTTTTCAAAGTAACTCATGCCCCTTCTCCTTCTTTGGTTTATAATGTATTTCATGCGCTCGATTTTCCAGTGTTTTTATTCTATGGCAATTAGCACATAAAAGTTGGTACACCGTGCGCGGATCCTCCCCATTTCTTAACATTCTATTTATTTCGTTAGTATTGTGTTGCCCATTCATTCTTTTTAATTCGTTGGTGCGCCACAGCACCGGCACTATATGGTCAAATTCTAAAACCCTGTGATCATCAAACCCGCAATTTTTGCAACACCCGCCTAAAGCATCCCTAGCTTGGCCTCGTAGTTTAGCCCGTGACCTTTGCTGAACCTCTCTTCGGTTGCCCTTCGCCATCACGAACTTCCTGCTATTCTTCCAACACGCTCTTGCTTGCAACATGGGTTACGCTTCTGGATATGTATCCATCACGATCAAGATCATCAGGAACATCATCGGCAAAAGCATTATACGGCAACATCTCGGCGTTTTTCTTCCAGCCCTCTATATCAAGCGCACGTTGCGCTTTATCGTGAGCTTCGAGACTTCCCCAAGACCTCTCATCTATATTCTGATACCTATTTTTTCTTTTCGACATATCGCAAACCCGTAAAATTGTTCGTGTTACTTCCCGGCCAGCTCTCCACCGCAGGCAAGATATCCGCAACCGTCAACCCAGTTATCCTCGTGATTCGGGTTAGACGCTATCCTGGCAATCTTCAGCAGAGTCATCTTTACTGCTGTGTCCATCCCGATAGGCAAATCATCCGGCTTGATGCTGTCCCACAAATACCAAAAGCTTTCGATGTTTTTAAAATTGTCCTCCATGTCCCCGTGATCTGCTGCACGATCTTGTGTTACATAGCCCTTCGCTGTGTCTAATACTTCCGCTCTTTTCATTATCAATCCTTTTTATGTGTATGGCACTGCCAAGTTAAACCGTGATCGCTGCTATACCAGGCCTGCTCGGACTCACAATCCGAACAATTCTTCGTAATGTGCATTTTCCGCTGCTTCCGCCGAGCTTCCTCCATTCGGTCAGCGAGCTTTTTTATCTCCAGCTTTTTAAACGGGGTAGAGAACTCCCCGAACAAATCTTTTATATCAGGCATCGCATACATCACCATCTTCTTCGTAATCAAAATTAAAATCGCCAACCCAAACAAAAACAGGCGTTTGTTCACCGACCCAACAATCTAAGACATTAAAGTGGAAAAACTCATGAGCTTCTTGACTCGTCATTCCGTCCCGATCAATAAGTATTTGAATACACTTTTCTGCATCATAAGCAGCAACGTCTCTCATTCCTGCGCGTTCTGCTGTTCCTATAAGAGCATCATTAAATCCATCAGCTTTTAACATCACACATTGTCCCTACCTGTTACCGCTTCATATTCACCCCGAGCCATAGGCCCATCAATTGCCCCGAGCCATATTTTACCACCTGTTGCGGTCAACTGGAACTTATCAATACGTCTGGCCTGCTGCAATTCCCGAACATATCTTTCAAGAATTGTTTTGCTAAGACCCTGCAACACTTCAGGAGCATCAGCATCCTCTACACGCCGAGAAACAGCGTTGTTGCCGCTCATATGTGTAAGAGCAATACCACGCCGCTCGCAGTGAATAATCCAGTCACACATCGCATCGAGCTTCGCTTCCCGAGCAGAGCCAGAGTCTAGAGCTTCAATTTGTTCGGTTCTATCCACCAGCAGACCCGTGTTTGGATCCCGGACAAAATGCCGAACATTTCTACTGGCAGGCCCGTTGGACTTCACAACAGCGCCGTCAAAACAGGTATTACGCTGATATGGAACCCCAAGCTTCTCACAAGTTTTCTGACCCCGACCAGTGTCCACTTGCCACAATGCAAACGCAGATCTAACACCATCCACAAGCGCACTGGTTCCCCGAATAAGATTGCGAGCTTGTTCAGGCGTCTTGATTACAGCGTCATCCTTAACCTTTGTCATGTGGTGACACATCAGAACTGCGGCACCTGTTTCTGTTGCAATCTGTGCCAGCAGACCGGTAAGAGCCGCACCCGCAGCAGGATCAGCATTGACATCAGCATGAACAAAAGACGCGAGCGGATCGAACACAATGAGCTTCAGGTCTTTCATTTTTAAGATTTGTTCGTAAATCTTCTCAAACTCCTGACTCGTGCTGAACTCACCATTAACTTCCGTCAATATAGGGAACACGCCCCCGACATTCGGCAGTGGTACAACCTTCAGGTCATAAGCGTAATTCATACGCTCCTGAAATGGATCAAGCCGATCAATCCGGCGGTGCATCTCACCCTCGTCATCCTCCGCTGTAAAGATCACCACGTTCCCGAACTCTTTAACCAGACCCCCGAATGCGTTGGTCATTGGCTTGCCCGATGCGATCTTCATTCCCATATCCAGCGTCATCATGCCCTTGCCAGCATCACCCGCAGCAGAAAAGATAATCGGAACCCCGAGCGGAAACGTGCCATCAATCAAGAACTTCTGCACTGGGGCATCACCAGAAAACCGCGAGGCAGAAAATGTATCATCCAGCAGGTTGATAGAAACCTTTGTTGGCTTCGCCTTCGACTGCAAGAAATCCTGAATATCAAAGCCTTCAGAAATAGCGTCAGACGCATCCCAACCATCAGGCTTACCCATCGGTGGTGTGAGCATAGTGACAGACCGCGCACCAGCAGCAATTGCCAGATCCTGAATAAGATCGGCCAGCTTCTTGCCAGCAGTGTCATTGTCAGGCCATAGGATCAACTCCTTACCCTGAAGCGGGGAGAAATCATATTGTGCAGCCGTCCTTTTTGTCAGCGCACCAGACCCGCCGATTGTACAGGTTGCTGTATGCCCTGCATTATTTAGAGCATCAGCGCACTTCTCGCCCTCCACCCAGATTACGCGGCGAGACGCTAGAACATTAGGAATATTATATAGCGGCCTGATATCGGGAAACTTTGAATATGGCGATCCCTCAATGAATGGACGGAACTCTTTCTTTGGCTTTCCGTTTGTATTTAGAACAGGATTGCCAGCCATGTCCTTGACGTTATAGCGCCGTACAGATACTAGCACTTCACCATCAGCATTCGTATATACATACTCAGCGTCAAACGGAGTGTTGGCATTGAACTGTTGCTTTGCCGCCTGAAAAGGATTTTCTACCGGTCCGTTATCCCGAACAATTTGCGGCGCATTGTGGTCAAGATAAGTCCCGAACATTTCTTTGATTTCACCGAGCTTCATGCCGCGAGCTTCCATTAAGATCTTTACGATGCCCCCGATGCCAACACCACCATTGAAATCCTGACCCTTCATGAAGTTTGGAGAGTGTGGATCAATATTAATTTTCATGGATTGCCCCGGATCGCCCAGCAAAGACCCAAGATAAAACGTGTTGCCTGCGACACGACCAGCAGGAAACGTATCCCGTAGGATGCGAATTTGTTCGCTTTTCGGTACGCGGCGCGAAATTTCTTCGACTAAATTATTTGCCGAAATACTAGATGTAGTATTGCCAAACCTAATTACACTCATTATATTGATTCCTGTTAAGCATTGTTACCTCGGGGGGGCAGTTTTCTGGACTGTCCCCTTTCTTTTATTCAGACCAGCAAGTATTACGAAATTCGCACCACTTGCAACCATAATAATCATTATTCTGCGCGACACGCGGCAAAAGCTCTTCTGCTCTTGTCGCTTTTATTATGTTTACAGCCTTATCGCTAGTAGCTTGTGCAAGCTCCGCATTGAACGGAACAAGCTCAATATATATCTCACTTGTGTTTTTATTCAACACAGTAAAGCAGCAGGGATGCTCTGCGAGATCCATATATGCTTGGTACAATGCCACCTGTGCTGCGTAGACTGGGTTAGCCACCGCGACACCATTACGAACAAATTCCTTAAACTTCTTATCCGATGCTGACTTACACTCCCACAGCATTGGATATCCTATGTTCAACGGGCCGCTAACAATAATCCCGTCAACATGGCCCCGAACCTCACCATCTGCTGTATCAAAAGCAAATTGTTCGCCTTTCAGCTCCGTGCGCAAATCAAACCCAGCGTCACGAAAGATCAATATCATCATATCTTCGATGCTATGACCAAGCGCAAACGTGCGCAGTGTTTGAGCAGGAAAGCCTTTATCTTCGTCTTTCTCCTGCCCCATATACCGGTACTGTAGCTTGCGAGAGCAAGGATCCCCGAGGGAAGATGCCCCTAAATACCTTCGCTTCGGGGCATGATATTCTTTTTCTTTAATCCCCCGATCTAACTCTTTTATGATGTAGTCGGCAACATCAGAATGGGATGTCCTCTGCTGTTTCAATGCAGAATCTGCCGCCTCCATATCTGATGTAAACTTCCGTAAGGTATTGCTGAGTATAGACATCTTCTAACCCTTCTATGGCTTGAAAAACCACGGCGATAGCCACGATTTCATCTTCATTGAGATCGCAAAGGCGTTTTTCCCACCCGATGTTTGCGAACAATTTCCCGATTGTTTTTAGTGGAGAGTTATTGTTCCCTCCGCTGTTGCTATTCCCCATGTTTCGTCTTCTCCTTCCATGCGACCAAACGCAATCATATACATGATGGAGTCGCCAAAATATATTTCGGCATCGCCATCCACAAGAATATTATCGTATTGCTCTATATAATCACTGATCGCGTCCATGACCTTATCATGAACCTCCTCACCATCATTAGGATCTTTCACTTGGATGAAACAAGATATTTCTATCTCACTATCATCAGCTAAATTCAATGTAACCTGAAGATTTCCACGGTTCATGCTCTTTCTTTCTGAATTATGTTTTGGATTGTTCCGTCAATAAACTGCTTGTTCCAGACATAATTCAGCATACACGCTGCCTTGTACTTAGTCCACGAGAAGTCGAATGCCCCCACATGAACACCGTGACGATTTAACTTATCTCTTTGTTTTTCGCTAACTCTATCATTGAGCCAGCGCTTTGTTTTCTTTGCACTATCTCCATCCTCATTGGTTCGCAAGAAATCGTCAGCCGCCGCCATAGCCTGGCGTAACGTGCCAACACTAACCAGCCTTACCCTGCCTTGATTTCTTTTAACAACTGCGGCAGAAATGTGGCCTAAATCGGCTACAATAGCAAAGCCGTTAAACCCTGTTGCTGCCCAACACGAACCTGTTCCAAACAAATCAATCCAGCGAAACGGCGAGCGTTCCATTAGATCGACCTCTGTTAATTCAAAATGCTCAAGAGCTTCTGTGTTCTGCCCTTCAAACTCATGCCCACAGATAGGGCATTCACGAACACTAAGCGGAACCTCTGAGTCGCACTCTGGGCAGACTTTAATTGGTGCATCACCGCCAGACTTACCTGCGCTGCCATCAAGATCAACAGCGTCATCAAGAGAGCCGTGCGTTAGAACTGATGTGCCAAAGTCCATAACGATGCAGTTTGTTTTGACCACATCTGGAAACTCATCAACATCAACTGTGCGCAAGCCCCGCCCAATCATTTGTACCATTGTGGCTTTATATGAGCAGGGGCGTGTCAGGATAACGCAAGATACAGGCGGCGCATCAAAGCCTTCGGTAAGCACTGCAACATTAACCACGACCTGCATATCACCATGAGCCAGATCATTTAGAATTTCTTCTCGCTCATCTTTTGGTGTGTCGCCAGTGACTGTTGCAGCGACAACGCCAGCATCAGCAAACTCTTCACACAAATCTTGTGCGTGTTTGATTGTAGAACAGAACACGATTGTCTTTCTGTCATGCGCCTTGTCCATCCACTCATCAACAACCTTCTGGTTGATGGCGCGGCGGTTCATAATCTTTTCGACTTGATCCATATCAAAGTCGGCAATGGTCTTGCGGACATTGCGCAACTCATCTTGCACACCAACGTCAATGACATATGTTTTTGGCCTTACCAGAAACCCTTCATTGATCAGCGTAGAGATTTCGATTTGGTGACTGCAATTGCTGAATATGCCGCGCAGACCCTTCTTGTCGCCACGGTTAGGTGTAGCCGTAAAGCCAACCACTTGAACGCCCTCATTGGCCTCCTTTGCGGCGTTAATGATACGTTGATATGTGTCGGCTACAGTGTGGTGCGCCTCATCAACCACGATCATGTCAATCTTTGGCATAGTCGCCAGATTGTTTTCGCGGGAGAGCGTCTGAACCATTGCGAATGTAGCATCGCCTGACCAGTCTTTTTCTGTAGCATTGTACATACTGCTAGTCAGGGAAGAATTTACTTTGTGAAACTTTGTGGAGTTTTGTGAAACCAGCTCATCACGATGCTGCAAAATAAGAATGTTATTATTTTTGTTATAACGCTTACCCACAAGCGCGGAAAGCATGATTGTCTTTCCGGCACCTGTAGGAGCCACGACAAGTGTATTGCCGTGCTTATCTAAAGCGTCAGAGGCGGCATTGATAGCCGCCTCTTGGTATCCCCGCAAGATCATTCTGCGATCCGATATTTGTTTGCAGAGATTGATTTGTCGTACTGCTTTCTGATCACCAAACCGCCACTGCGCAGTTCGCTCATCTCATGATAGACAGTACCCTTACGCTTACCCAACTTAACTTGCAGTTCGGAGATTGTGTAAGGCCTTCCACTTTCAAGAATTGTTTTCAGCTTCTCGCAGTAACGAGGATAGTTTGACTCGACTGCTTGTGGTGCTGTTTCTTGAATGCCAAAGATGGCTCTAAAAATGCTTCCCAACATCGTGACCTCCTATTGCGCCCAAGATGGCGTAACACCACCTTGTTGTTGTGGTGCAGCGGCTTGTTGTACCGGCGGAGCATAAGCAGGTGCTTGTGCAACAGGAGCCTGTACAGGTGCGGTACCAGCGGCAATAAAGCCCTTGGCATCAGCGGTAAGAACAGCTTTGATCTTGTTCTTGTCTTCGTAACCATTGGTACCTTTTTCGATACCGATTACAAAGCAGATGCTAAGACCATTCAGATCACCAACACCGTTAAGGCTACGAGCAGCTTGTGCTTGCGGTGACTCATCCTTGGCTGACAGATTAAACGCACTGTCAATCATACTCTTTAGAGTGCGCAAACCAATCTCTTTGGCAACTGGAATGCCACGCTCTGAAAGCTTGTTGCCATCGACAAAGATGTTGTGCCACACCTTACGCTTATCAAAATCACCACCAGCAATGGTTACTTCAATCGGCAACCACTTGGCGCTTGTTGACTGTGACGACTTAAAGAAGTTACCCGCGCCAAACTCTGGCAGATCAATGTCGCCACCAGATAGTTTAACAAAGCCACGAGCGACTGTGCCATCAGGAATTAACTCAAAGGATGTGTTATCATACTCTTGAGCAGGTACGTTGTTTAGGTTAAGCATTGCTTTCTTCTCCTTCTGCAATAACCACTTCATTTGGATTGACAAACGCCATTGGCCTGTCAACCTGCGCTACCCCACCAGACATCTTTTCAAGAAGCTTGCCCAAGTGTGGCTCTTCAATTAAATCCAACCGACCACTGCGGTCTTTAGCTGGATAGTTCCACTTGTTTAGAGTCTGACAAACAAAGGCACGGAACTGATTGCCTTCATCGCTTGTCAATGTTGTCATCGTCAAAACCTCATCAACGATGCCAGGCAATTCGCGCCCAGTCTTACTGCCCTCAATCTGAAGGGAGTATTCATTACGTCCATAATCATCAGTTCTCTCGTCAAGGATGCCGACAAAGATCACGTTCTTATCACGGATATGTTGTAGGTGCGTTAGCCAAGCCATCATCTCACGCCCCTGCATTCCGTAGACTGCACGAGTGTCCAGCTTTCCAGAACGCTCAGAGCGAGACTCTGGCTGATTTTGGCAATGACTAAAGCAAAGACGGCCAGCTACTGTGATACTATCAACAAAGATCGTATCGTACTTAGCCAGCGTCTGATCTGGATCGCCGTAGATAGAACACACATATTGATAGTGTGCCTTACTGTACGGCGCATCATCGTTTAGCGCTTCGTTGGGACCGCCCAAGAAGCAAGCAAAGTCACGGCAGTCCTGCCATGTCTTTGGACGTAACACATCAACCTTTACACCTTCGATAGCAGCATCACCTGCTTCTAAGTCCATAAAGAGTGTTGTGTCAGTGTTTAGGGTGCGGACAAGACTGGTCTTGCCCACCCCTGACTTACCCGCGATCACAATCTTGTGACCGCGCTTTTCGGCAAGCCGCTCTTCTGCTGAAATAATTTTAAGCATTATCAACCTCAATATTTACGGATGTGCCTTGCAGAAGAACAGTGCGACACTCTGATAGAGCCGCTTTGATTTCTGGTGGGGCTTGTTGGAATTTGGCCTCTGCAACAGAGACCTTTAAAGAAGCATAGTGCTTCGCCGTATCTTCATCCATCGCATCAAGAGCAGAAATCAACCGACCCTGATCCCACTCAACCTTCTTACGAAAGTCGATAGTGATCTTAAAGCCATCAGACTTGAGCGTTGCTTGCCCAAAGTCTTTGCCCTTATCAGCAAGGTACTGACGAGCCTGATCTTCAAATTGTTGGATGAGAGAATTGTTAATGACCTTTAGTTCTTTTTGAAGGTCACTAATCTTTTGCATAACGTCATTGCGCCGCTCATAGACCGGCGTAAGATCGTTAGGAATAAATGGGGCTGGAGCGTTAAGCATGTTGCCCTCCTTTCGTTTAATTGCTTCCACGATTTATATTTAGGAAACCTCAAAATGATTGTCAACTATTTTTCTTAGATAATTTTATCTCAATACCGTGTACGGCTTTCATTAGCTTCTTTTTTAGTTTAAAATCAGCGGTTTCCACACCCTTTGCATCTTCAACAATTTCTTTTGTGGAGCCGTCTTCCTCAACTTCTTTGTATTTGAAGTCTGCAATATACCTACAAATCTTTTCACCGTTTACAACTATGTCATACTTTATTTGTCTCTCTAAATCTCGTATAGCCCCGGCGCGTTCCATAGCGGTTAACTGCCCCCAACGCTCCGCCTCCCATCTGGAGTCGAATGTGAACCCCATAAACTGTGTCTTCTTTGCGCCATATTTATTATACTTGCGATAACCCTTAAACATGCTAATATATGCCCACTGTTGTTAACTTATGGGAGCATTATAATGGCCGATCCAAAGCAATACAAGTCAGTTGCTGTAGACATTAACACACACAAAAAACTCGTTAAGCTTTCTACTGATGAACACCGAAAGGTTAGCCAGCAAATTGCAAAGCTTGTCTATGACGCATATCAAGACCGGTACGCAGATGAAGTGAGGTCCGGCATTGGGTCAGCAGCATGAAGGAAAAGGGGCCTATACAAAAGCTTATAGACACGGGGCAATGCCCTCGCTGTCGTACAGCAGTAGACTATGACAAAGAGCCTGCTGTCTGTGAGGTGTGTAAGCTAAAAATAGGAAACGCTACAGACTTTCCAGATAAGAAATAGTGTCTTTCCACGTTAATTCGATTGTGTTCTCGCAAAACTTGCTGGGGTGGATTCTTTTTGACACTTGCTTTGCAACCTTCTGTATAGGCGAAAACCAAATGTTTTCTATGTCAAGGGCAACCATAGCAACGATGTCACAATCAGCTTCTGTGAGCCGTGTTTTTTTGCCGCCTTTTGATGTTATAAATTGATATCCATTGTTTCTGTTAGGCTCATGTCTTGCTTTAAGCTGGCTTGATTTAACTTGAATGCGGTAGACCCTTCCATCAAGCTCTGCAATTATGTCAGACGTACCCATGTTAACAATGCGGCACTGAACGCCCATCTTTAGCAACCGGAGAGCGCATATGTACTCTCCTATTGCGCCATTATCTACGTTTGAAAGTGAATTAAGGATTGCACTGCTCCCCTTGGCAACAATCATAAATTACTTGATCACATTCTAAACATTGTTCATGTCCATGTACAACAATTGTTCGTAATTTATTTCCGCAACGAGGGCAATGTTTGTAATATTTTTGGGGCGGCTGTTCAGTCGTTTGATTTTTTCCCACAGTTAATAATCTCCTCGATGGTTCGACCGCAGCCAATACATCTTACGCGCTCTTTGTCTAGAACACATATCCCGACACATGGGCTTTTAGTCATCAGCGAGCGCCCGAAAACGCGCTGTAAGCCTTTTAGCTCGATTGGGAACCTGGTCAAACCAGCGGCTGTCTTCTGCCTCTGCGGCCACAGTCATCCATTCTTTAGGGTCTTCCATAGCGTCTGCTACTGCTGCCCACATACGCTTAAATTTACTAAAGCGCGGATAGCCAAGATTGAATGTCATGTTGCATAACGCTAGAGCGGCGTCTGGATACTTCAGGTCAAGCTCGTTAAAGTCTACCCCAACATTGCTGCACAGGCGGTGACAGTCTTCAATGGTGACGGCAATGTCTAAATTAAACGCCTTGCGAACCCTGTCCTCTGATACCTCAGTGCCAACAGGTTCACCATACTCGGGGTCATGCTCTTTGATTAGGTGGCCGATTCCAAACGTAGGGAGATGCAAATGATCTAAATAAATCAAATACTTACAGCCCTCGTCCTCTGCGAGTTCTTCTCTTAACTGATCTTTATTCATGATTAAGGTTGTCCTGTTCCAAGCAGTGTCGCTGTGGCTGGATTAATTCCTAGCGCTTGTGCAACGGCTGGGTTTTGTGCCGCTTGCTGGCGTATGGTTGCTGCGTTAGCAGGAGGCCCACCAACTTGCTGCGTGTTAGGCGCAAGCGGCTGTGTTACATTTACCTGACCAATGCCTGATGCAGACACGGGTGGGTTCATGCGACTTTGTATCTGCGACAGTTGCTGATCAAGACCTGTGCCTTGTGCTAATGCCTGCACCTGCTTTATGCCTTCATTTGCAACTTCTTGAGTTACCTGTCCTGGAGTTTGTGCTACAGCAGCGCCAATCAACTGCCCTAAAAGCTCTGACTTTGCTTTAGGGCTTAGTCCTTTTGACATGCGCTCATAGTCCTTTACAACTCGCCCATATATTGGGGCAGAATCTAATAAACGACCAACAACACTGAATCGAATAATTTTTCCTAAGTTTTCTAACGGGCTTGCTGCAATATTAGCAGCAACAAGATCACCGCCTTGAGCAGTTTTAGCGTTTGCCGCCAAAATTTTTGCAAACTTTTCCATATCAATTCCGGTCTGCTTACCAAAAACAGCTCGCAATTTTCCTTTTTCAGCGGCTGCTGTAAAGGCATTGGACATGCCTTTCAGAGCCTTTCCATCAACAAGAGCATCTACACCAAAATCTTGAGTCAACTGAGATAAGTAAAATTGTCTTACTTTTTCTCTACCAGCATCATCTAATGAATCCATTACTGATTTTATTTCATTAGTTTTATTTGACACAACAACCGCTCTTGCAGCAGCCATTGGGTCTATGCTTTCATTAGCAAGTATCTGTTTGCGAATACTATTTGATTGAAAATCTGCTGCCTCTTTTTGCGCTTTTGCTATATTTTGCAAAGCGGTAACAAGAGGCTCTTTCGCACCCATAGACCTAGCGCCCAGTAATGCGCTTTCTATATCAACCGTTGATGTTCTGCCAGGAATAGTTGTCTGTCTTATTTGGTCTGCAAGATTTTTTATCTTTGCATAACGAGCCTTTCCAAACAGAACATCTCCTGTGGAACCCAAATCGTCAACCTGCTGAGAAAAATTTGCACCTTTAAATGCATATGCATCATCAGCCTTAAAACTTGTTTTCTTTACGGCGTTTGTTAACCACTCAGTAGCAAGTCGCTCCCTAAATTCGTTGGTCAGTTTGTCTTTTTGGCCCTTTGGGGCATTCGCTCTAATAACGTCTAATGTTTTAGTTACAGACTGAGCGTCACCGTTTTTAATAATTTTAGACATAAATGTGACATTAGGCATTAGGTCTTCGATTGGTGTCCCAGAATTTCTACTTCTTACTACATTGTCTCTAAGTTCTTTCAAGCCAGTGGCTCTCGTCATGCTATCAATCTTGTTCATACCATCAAGATAAAACTTGCGAGCCGGTCCCAATTCCTTTGCAGCATTAGTTAATAGCTGGACTCCCTCATCTCCGAGAGATTTTACTGAAGACTGCGCGGTACTGATAACGGCTTGCTCCGTCATCATGTTGTCAATCATTCTTATTGCATCATCAAGCTTATTAGTTCCGTTCATTCCTTTAAAGGCAAAATTTGTATCCCACAGTTTTTTGCGCAAAAGATATAATTGAGCAAAAGAAGCTTTGTTTCCAAGGGCTTCAAAACCATCTATAATACCCTTTGCAACCAAATCTTCATCGGCAAGCTTGTCTCCAATTCCAGTGCTTGCTTTTATGGCAGGGCCGTGACGCTTTTTAAGCTGAGTAGCTACTTCTTTTAAACCACTGGTGGGGAATATAGCTGAATCACCAACAGTATCTTTCATAACCTTATCAATGGCGGCATATTTAGATGTGGCTAGCTGATCAAATTGATTTAATGATTTTGCTAAAGACTGAAACACAAAGTCATTAATGCCCTCATCCAACTTTGCAGCAGCGCCTAGTTCTTTCGCAAGCTCGTCAAATTGATTTAAAACGCCGCTTCTAGCTTCTTCTTCTGCAATTATTAAAGCTTGATTTTTACCCTGAATGCCAGCCTTTAATACATCTCCAGCCTCGTCTGCAATAGACTGAGATATAGGCTGATCAGCGGCCAAACCAAGCTGAGACTTGTAAGTGTTGAATGTATCGTTAAGCGTTTTAAAATTGCTCATGAGGCGCTTGCTTGTGCCTCTAATTTTTTCACCAATTCTTTGCGCTCTAGCAGCGAGAGATGTGCCGCCAGCAGTATCAATGGTTGGCGCAATGCCTCCAAACCCAACGCGAGTTTCGCCAAAGCCCATGCCTGTTGGGCCTGAAATCTCGGTCATAACCTCATCAACTGGGCGACCTGTTTGCTCGGAAATTTCTTTTGCTTGAGCCATCAGTATTCGCTGGGAAGCTTTTTCGTCAGCAAGCCCCATTCCCACTGTTTGAAGCTCTTCACCTTCTAGTCTTTTCCCTCGCAAGCCACGAACAAACGGAGCCGCAATTTTTATTGCGCCTCCAATCACCACCTCACCGGCTGCGCCAACACCAAAGTCTAATGCAAGATCTTTTGTAATCTCACTAGCGTTTTGTCTGGACACACCAAGAAGCCCTTCAATAGCCTCTTCAACAGCACCAGCAGCCGCTGTACCTGTACCAGCGCCCAGAGCGCCGCCAACAAAGGTTCCAACCCCCGGCCCCATTGTAGCCGTTCCCAACGCCGCCCCTTTTACCGTGCCGTAAATACCACCAGCAATATCCGCACCCATGCTTGTTAAGTCGGCAAGGTCATACCAACTCAAGCCCTCTTCATCAATAAGGGTGTTTTTCTGTAAGTCAACACCAAGCTTTTTGCCCCCTTCTGGGGTAAGTGCAAGCCTTCCGCGATTGTCGCGCAGAAAGTCAGTGTCTTTAGACATGCCGAATAATTCTGTTAATTTTGCATCTTCTTCTTCAGCGTTTTCTGCCATAGACAAGACAGCCCGAAGCGAGCCGCTTTTTACACCGGTATCTGTGTCAAGATTAGGATTTTCTAATGATTTTCCTCTTCTTAGTTCAGGGGCCGTTGCTCGGCGTCTGTTTCTTATCTCTTCTGCGATTTTGAATTGCTCTTCGGCTGTCGGCTGTTCTCCGGCAAACTCGAACTGCAAATTTCCACTAGGAAGTTCTACTATTAATTGGCCCATTTAAAAACCTATGATAATTTTATGACTGTTACGCCGTCTTTATTTTTGAAAGTAGGGATGGCCCCTTTTCCTAGTCCTGCCGCACCGAATGCTGATTTATTTATTTGTGCTTGCACTTCATCATAAGCCTTGGGGTCAAGATATTTTGATTTATCGGTATAAGATAAAAGCGCACTTTTTAAAGCATCTTCAGACGATGTAAATATTAACCTTGTTTCCTGAAGCCTTTTTATAGCTTCTTGGGGGTTAGTGAAAAAATCAACTTCCCCCAAAGACGCGGCAAGCCTTTCAACATCAGTATTTGAAATTCCATTTCCAGTTTCTTGCGTTAAGAATCTTTTATATTGGGCTATAAGCCTATCTTTAACAGCTCTTAACTCTGTAACGGGACTTAGTTTTCTTCCTGTTCCATACTCAACATTCATTTCTATACCAAAAGCTGACAGTTTATTGTCTAGGAAAGTTACCAATTGCGCCCCCGATAATCCTCCCTGAAATTCATTTGAAGCCGCTGTAACAAGATCAATCATGTTGTCAATAGACGCAGTTCCATCAAGGGCGTCAGCGTAGCCCTTTGCGATTAAATCAACATCTGTAGAAGGCTTTGTAAAAACTTCTCTTCCATCAGATTTTCTGTTTGCTATGTGCATTTTTATATTTGGTTTAGAAGTTAAAGGCTCTACTGCTTTTTCTCCAGAAAAATCAAACTGAAGTTTATTGAGATCTGCTCCAGCTTTTATTGATGCAGCCTCCACTTCTGCTCTAGTTTCAAGTCTAGCTTTTTCCATGTCATTTGCATGTTTTGTAATTTCAAGCGCTCTGTCTGATGCCGCTGAAGCTGAAGCTTTTTTGAGTTCTGCAATTCTTTCTTCTTGCCTTATTAATGACTCGTACTGCCTCTTCTCGTCACTATCAAGTTGTTGCAGTGCAAATTTTCCTGCTGCAAGCTTTCCTGCGGCGGCCCTGTCTTGCGCCTTTTCTAGCGCAGGCATAGCTGCTTCACCAGCTTTACCAACAGAGTCAAGAATTTTTCCTACGTCAAAACCTTTACCGGCCTTATTCTGCATAAGAGCTAGACCAAATGCCATAAGCGCCTGAGATTTATCTACTTTTCCACTTACATCTATTCCTGTGGCATCTGCAAATTGCTTTTTATAATAGTCTATGTCTTTGCTTCCTGTGTCTTCACCGGCTTTTGCATCTTCATATGACTTCATGGCCTCGGCAAGAGCGGCTTCAAATGGATCTTTTGATCTGTCCGTTACCCTCCTAATTGCTTGTTTAGAAGCCTCATCACCTTCTTGCGCTTCCGCTTCTGCCATAAGCGTCATAGGTGAGCGTTCATCAGCCTCACGAGATTCTGCGCCTGCCATAGCCGCAAGGTCATCGGCAACAGAGGTGATTTCCGTTGTTTGTCTAGGCATGCTGCCGTCTGGAGCTATGTTTCCAAATTCATCACCAAAAGATACATCAGTAACATCAAAATCCATGGTCCTTGGCATAGTGCCGTCTGGGGCTATATTTCCAAACTCATCTCCATAAAGATCTCTGCCTGTTTTGATGTTTGGACCAGTAAAAAGACCTTGCAAAATAGATCTTTCTGCATCAGTAACCATTCGGCCAGCGCCACGAAAATCTTTTACAAACTGACCGCCTATATCTCTAGCCGCTTCACCAAGATAGAATGGTGTTTGTGTTGGCTCTGAGCCATCAATATTCATGCCTGAAGACTCATCAGGCATGAACATAGGCTCACTGCCTGCTGACCCAGCCCCCATAAGACCGCCAAGTATATCACTTATGCGAGATTGAGCGGCTTTGCGAGCGTCAATGGCCTGTTGTTGAGTAGGGTATTTGCTTAATAATTGACCCAGTATTCCACCACTAGAAGCGTCTCTGCGAAACGCCGCCTCGTTTGCGTCACCTTGCAAAGATGGCGCTCTAATTGCCCCTAAACCGGAGCCTAAAGGTAGTATCTGATTCTGAGCCATTTATATACCCCTATTTCCCTGCTGGGCCAGTTGGCTTAATACCTTGCAGGGCTGTATATGCACCAACGCCTGCTAAGAAAGGATTGGTGTTTGGTGTTGTTGCTGACTTGAATGTTGATGACAATCCTGCACTTGGGATGCCCTTGAGCAAAGACTGACCCATTTCAAGTCGTGTAAACGGCTCTTGCACGGTCTGCAACAGGTTCTGGCGCTCTGCTTCAAGCTGCTGTTGCTGGAATGAGCGTCCGATATCGCCAAGCTGCGTAAGCATGCCAAGGTCAGCGCGGCCAAGCTCAGACTGTACGCGGCCAATGTCGGCGGTTGTGCCAGCAAGCTGTCCATATGCCTGACCAAGACCGCCCATAAGCTGCGCTGATTTTTGCGCGGCATTAACAGCGTCTTGATAGCCTTTTTGTTGCGCCTGACCCACAGCAGCAAGCCTGCGGCCTTCTGCCTCTGCCGCTTGAATGCCTTGACGAGCGCCACCAAAAGCGCCTGCGCTGACAGACGCGCCAGCCAATTTATTTTGCTCCATTGCGGCTTGACGATTTATTTCATCAATAACGCTAGATTGATATGGGTTCATGTACTGCTGGATGGCAGTAGAAGGATCTTGCAAGATACCAAGACCACCAGCTAATGCAGCTTGACCGCCAATGGTTTGTGCAGATGCACCCTCTGTAAATGGCGTGTAAGATCCGACCATTTCGGGGGCAGCATCAAGAGCTGCCTGTTGAAGCGGGTCAAGACCAGCTACTTGCTGCTGTGGCAATCCTAAAGGAGTATCAAGATAGCCCTTTTCTGTCTGTGTGCCAGAATCATCAAATTGTCCAAATGCCGTATTTAAAAGGCGCTGCTCTAGCCCCTCAAGATATGGGGCTAGGCGTTGTACCTGTTCTACTGTTTGAGTAGCCATTAGGCCATCCTTTCAAACTTATCCATCATATTATACATGCGATCTATGCCTTGACGTAAATCACCGCCACCAGCCCCCTGTACGGCATCACGGGTCATCACGAACTCACCAGCCGTCAACATAGCCGGAACATCATCTTTTGTTCCTGACCCCTCATTAGGGTCAATCCCACCATCACGGCGCGGATAATAAGCCATGCCGCCTTGATTATAGTTTGCACCGCCAAGCTGGCCATAATTTTTCCCGCCTGCGTATGGGCGTTTTTCCCAAGATGTTCTTGTGTCTTCTTTGTCATCACCAGCAAGCAACTGCGCTACGAGTCCAGCAGCCAATCCTTCGCCAAGCTGTGTGTTCAGAACTTTATAAAGAAGATTCCCTTCACCATCACCAGCAGCGCCAATTCCTTTCAAAAGCTCTGCGGACATTGTTCTGGGTGCAATTGCTTCAATAGCTTGATCTGTGCCAGTGCCTGCTGGAATAATCTTTGATCCTGTCCCAGCCGCTTGAGTATTCCCAAACCTTGCCATAGATTCACCGGGAGACATGCCAGCAGTCATACTTGCAAGATTTTGACCATCTGCACCAGCAGCCTGTCCAGCTTTACCGCCAAATATCGTTTGCCCAATGCCGCCTAACAACGCTGATTTAAGTGCGTCTTTGGGCTTCTGACCAGTCAACAGGCCGATGCCACCAGAAAGCAAGGCGTTCTGTATGGCTGGGTTTTGAGTAATCCCGCCAAATAGCGTACCACCTACAGGCCCCAAAAAACTGCTAGCGACAGCAGGCAGAGCTATTTTTGCTAAATCATCTAATAAACCCATAACCAAAATCCTTATTAAACACGAACAATTATACAGGAAATTCCTGCTATGTCACTATCTTCACTGTTCCTGTGTCATTCCACAGTGAACCCACTTCCAAGCCAGTAGGGCTTGTTGGCAAGTTCGTTAATGTTAATTTCGTACCACGCATTTCGCCCGGAGTTCTTTCTTGTTCAATGTACGCCTCTAAAGCCCTAACAAGATCGCTAAGATAAGAAGCGGAATACTCATCTGTAGGATCGGGAAGTCTGGGGGGTTGATTGACTCTTGCCATTATCGCCTACCGTCAGGCTTAATATCAACTCTTGGATTTCCAAGCTTCCAGAATGTTCCTTCACTGCCTGAATCAAGGCGTAAGGCAAAAGATCTACCTCTAGTCCTGAGATCAAGGCGTTCAGTAAATTGTTCCACAGGAACGGTCGTTGTTCTTTCTGTTTCACCAGAAACTGTCGTGCCAAAATTGCTGCCTGGGTAATCTCTGGTTTTGATAGTAAAATCAACAGATGGGGTAAAACCAGAAGTGGAGCCAGTAAAGGTTACATCAGGTATCATTCGAGAGATGTACGCAAATCTGTCTCCATCTCCTATATCAATTGAAGCAGATTCAATATATGCAGAAAAAGCGCCGTTTCCATTATCATCATTTCCGTATTCATGTCCTGTAATAGAACAGTTATATCCCGGATAAGTGCCAAATGTAACATAGTAAGGCTCTACAGCAATTGGATATTGAGCTACGCCCCTGTCTTGCCAAGCCGTTCTAGTAACATCCCCATCCATGTCTCCAAACGTCCATGTTTTTTCCGCATAATTATACGCCACATATCGGTTGTTCTCTGCAAGACCAGTCCCAAAAGGGTCAGAATCAGCGGAAGGATAAAACCAGAATATTTCGTTAAATTCAGAGTTTAGTCCAGCAACAATCTTGTCCTTTTCGGCATAATTTAAATCACTAAAAACTTTAGTTTTAACAGAGCATGGAAGCGTTCTGATCTTACCGTCATAAACATAAAAAGTATCGTCCCCCATCCAAAAAACAATATCTTCCGAAGCTACAGCAGCATTCGGGCTAATTATTGTGATGTTAGATGCAATTTGTTGAATGCCAAAAGTAAATGGAGGGCCAATAAACCGCATTGAGCTTAATGCCGTATCAGTCCAAACCAGAATTTCACGCTTTGTTTCTATCGCTTGAACAAATGTAGACCCAGAGCCAAGGCGAAGCGTTCCAGCAGTATTGGTGGATTCCGGCCACCAATCAACTAAACTTTCTTGACTTGAAAAACGCACGAGAAGGGGGTCTTGAATGCCATTACCTTCCGTTGCGCCAGAAGAAGCGCCAACATCATCTGCGCCAAAAGCAAGAACATGACGATCTCGATCCGACACCATGACTTGCATGCAAAATTGTGGAACGCTCCTTTTGGTTCCCGGAGCATCAACAAGACTAACTGCACGAGACGCAAGTGTGCTTGTTTTGTCCCAATAATATATTTTTGAATTACGGACGTTTGCTAAAAGATCTTCCCCGTAGTTGTCCTGAGACCATAACCGTAAATTCGCATTAACACCAGTTCCAGAACTGGCAGCGTCTCCCCATCCATCTCGACTCCATGTACCCGCGCCCCAGCCAAGACCACCAACAGAGGAATTGAGTCCGATATTGATTTCATAAGATCCTACAACTGAAGAACCTCCATTTCCAGAATCGGAAATTCCTGCACTAAAAAATACCTCTATTTGGTACTGATTTGTATTGATAACATTTTTAACCTCGTAACCAATTGATGAGTTCAACAAACCAGCGCTAATAATTCCACCCAATCCAACGGCACCACTAAAAAATACCCAGTCCCCTACATTCGCCCCGTGGCCAGTGTGGAAAACATTAAGAGTTTTCGAGCCAAGAATTGCGCCAAAAGTCACCGCACCAGCGGCTGTAACAAGCCTATAGGGCGTTATATTAGTGTTGCCGCCACCATATGCGATATACAAGCGCCTGTGCGTTCCAACACCCAAATACTTTTCACCCTGAAGAGCAACCCAAGGGTGAAGAGACCTAGAAAGCCCTACAAAGGAAAAATTAGTATAGGTAGCGCCCTCATAGCTCCATCCGCCTATCTTCTGAGGATAGCCAAATCGGAAGCGAACATTATTGCAATCAACCCATCCCCCCTCATTGGAGTATGAAGTATTGTCGGTATTTATGCCCGGCTGAAATTGTAGCTTTGTCATTGGCATTAGCTTAACTCTTCCGCAGCCTTAATACACTTTACCTTAAAGCATACTAACTTGTCGTTGTCCTGACCAGAAAAAGTCCAAGTCTCTTCCTCTTTGTTATGCGCCCTTCCACAAACAGAACAGACCCCCTCCCCTGTTTCAAAAAAAGATTCCATAAAATCTCCCCTGAATTACTCTGTGGGTTCTTCACTATTTAAGTGTGGAGAAACTGAAGGTGATGAAGGTGGCGCATCTGATATTGTTAAGCCTTCAGTCTCAACCAACTCCATAAGCTTTTCATACGCTTCTCTATCAGGCTCGTAGTTGGTCTGAAGTCTAAACTTGTGTCCAACGGTATAATCATCTTCTGCATAGAAAACAGTTGCACTAAGGAAGATAACATCTCCATCTGCGTTTCTGTGCCTCAAAATGTTTCTGTATGTTTTTGTCGCCATTTTGCTCTCCTACAGTCCGGCTGCGTCAAGCCGAGCTTTAAGGGCTTTGTTTTCTTCTTTTAGCTCAAGAATTGCATTGTGTAATACTGGTATCATATGCGTTTCGTTTAGCATCAAATTATCTGGGTTTTTGTTGTTGACGATAACAGAATCTGCCCCTTCTAAAGCAAGAACATCCTGTGCGCTGTATCCGTATCGAACATTGCCAGTGGGATTGCGGCTCTCTCTGTCATCAACATGTTGATAAGATATCGGCGTTAATTCAGACAAAAAGTCAAGGCCGTGAGGCACAGTTCCAACATTTGTTTTATCACGAATGTCAGATGTAACAGTCCAAGCAACTTTTATATATGCGTTTGTAATCATATTGCCGCCAAGGCATATATTATTGTCGCTTGTTGTTATAGGGCCGCCGGGGGAGCCAGTTGTCCCCGCATTTCTGCCAATAAGAATATTATCATCCGCGTCTGTTAACTCATCACCGGCTTCACGACCAATAGCAATATTGTTGCCCGCCGCAACAGTCGGATTTATAGCTTTTAAAGCGTCCAATCCTATCGCAATATTATTAGATGTTCCTGAGGATGTGGACACAGATGCCCCAGCGCCCTCTCCAATGAATATGTTGTTTGCGCCTTTGACTAAGTAACCTCCAGCATTTTTGCCTATTGAGATGTTGTTGTCAAAAAAGTCATAGGTAGTGGCGCTGCTAGAAAGACCGCCATTTGTGTTCCTGCCTATACCAATATTGTAGCCCATAAAACCAGCACCCAAGGTAGCATATTTAGACTGACGGTTGGCATAGTACCCA